ATGATTTCCCGGCCGATAGCCATGAGCAAGCGCTCGATCGCCTGACCAAAATCTGCCAGCGGCTCGATGATCGAATTTCGCGGGCCGTGCGAGCTCCCGATTACACGCCGGAGGATGAGGTTCCCGACGCCGAAACCTTGGTCGGCCTCGTCGATGCCGCGCAACAAGCGGCGAATGATTCCGCCAATTCTGCTTCCGGCGCGGCGGCGTCTGCCAATGTGGCCCAGGCGGCACAAGCGGCGGCGACCAATTCGTCCATGCTGGCGGCCGGCTATGCGGAGGATGCCGAAACCGCGGCGGTTGCGGCGGCTGGTTCAGCCAGCGCGGCGGCAGCGTCCGCGAGCGCGGCAGAGGTTGCCAAAATCGAATGGCAAGGGCCGTGGAATAGCGCGACGGCCTATGCGCCGAACGATGCCGTCCAGGATGGCGGCACCTCGTACATCGCAAAGACCAGCAACACGAACAAATCGCCGGCGGCGAACCCGGCCGATTGGGACCTTCTGGCGCAAAAGGGCAACGACGGCACAGGCGGACCCGGCGGCGGCGGCGGCGACATGCTGGCCGCGAACAATCTGTCCGACGTGGCGAGCATATCAACCTCGCGTGACAACCTCGGGCTGGGTGACGCTGCGGTCAAGGACGTCGGCACGGCGGCAGGCACCGTTGCGGCTGGCGATGATGCCCGCTTTGCTGCATTGGCCGCCGACAAGGTTGCCAAGTCCGGCGACACGATGACGGGTGACTTGACGATCAGCAAGGCGTCGCCAGCACTGACGTTGAACAGGACGGATGATGAGGCTTGTTATCTTTTCGGTCAGAAGGACGATTTAGACCGTTGGGTTGTCATCCCCGGCAACAACGCGGCTGAGAGTGGCGGCAATGCCGGTTCTAATTTTGTGATCTATCGCTACGACGACGCTGGCGCGATCATAGCGGAGTCGCCGTTCAGCATTAACCGGCAGAGTGGCCTTATCACCATTCAAGGCGACCCGACTGCCGCGCTCGGCGTTGCCACCAAGCAGTACGTCGATAATTCCCTCACCGCTGGCCTCGCCCCGAAGGCACCGCTCGCCTCGCCGGTCTTTACCGGCAATCCGCAAGCGCCGACGCCGACGGCTGGCGACAATGACACCTCCCTTGCGACGACGGCCTTTGTGACGGCGGCTATTGCCGCAGCCGGAGTTGGAAGCGAACTTCCAGCGTTCAAGCGCGTGACTGCGCTCCCCAACAGCACCATGCCGTCTGTCTTCACGTCGCATGTGAATGAGGACCACTCCCTCTGGGCAGCCATCACAGCGGACGGAAAGGTCCGCACCAGCGGAGTGCCGTTTGCGGTCAATTCTGCCGCCGCAAATACGGTCGCCGCGAAAGGTCAGGGGCTAACACGAAACGGGTACGCCAATTTTGAACTTACAAGTATCGCAATGCCCAACGGTCTGCTGGGAACGCCTGTCTCGCTTTTTTACAACGGCTTCGACCTCTACGTGCTGACAGACCAAGGTGACGTTTGCGTCTCCGGCAAGAACATCACAGGTGAATGTGCGACTGGCGGCGCGGCAGGCACCGCGATCCAGGTGATGACGCTGATCTCCGCCGCGAACATCTCACCGCGCTCTGCGGGCGGGGCAAGCCGTGCAGTGGTCGAGATTGCTCACACCGGTCAGGGCACTGCATTTGGCGCGACGGCTGCATCGGTTTATTTCCGTTGCGCTGACGACACGCTTTGGGCTTGCGGCTACAACGGCTTCGGCCAACTGGCACAGGGCAACACCACGCAACTGCTGGTGCCGACCCAATGCCTGAAAAACGACGGCGCGGGCAATGTTGCAGTGGCCGACTGCAAGAAGGTGGTCGCGGCGGGCGGCAATCAAGGCTCCGTCGCCTACCTCGACGCCAGCGGCAAGCTGCGGCTGGCTGGCGCGTTGCGGGCTGGCGCGGTCGGACGCAACACAGGCACCGGCTCACAGAACGTCTTTCGTCCGGTCTATACCGTTGCCGACGGCTTCGGCACCTTGCCGTCCGATTACCAAGGCATCGACGTTCTCATCCAAGCGCAGGACACCATCGTCCTCCGGTGCGCCGACAAGTGCGCCTACGCTTGGGGCTATGGCGCACAGGGCCAGATGGGCGACGGCACGATTGTCAGCAAGAACAATCCGCTCAAGGTTGGCGTTGGCACCGCTGTTGCATCGACGCTCAACGGCACGGTCGAGCGGATTTTTAATTCTCATTCCCGCTCTGACGTTGGCGCTTTTATCTGTCAGCTAACCAGCGGCGCGGTCTACTGCTGGGGACAGAAAAGCGGCAACAACCTGCCGATCACGACGGCTGACGGCAATATCTCGACGCCGACACAAGCACAAGGTTTGTTGAGCGGGACACCCGCACAGATCATGTCTACCTGCGGTCCATGCTGCACCACGACGCAGGGCGAGTATGCAATCTACGCGCTGCTCGCCAGCGACAAGCTGCTCGCTTGGGGAAATGACTTCCTCGACGGCGCATCGCAGTCGGAAAGCAACACTGCCAACCCGGTAGAAGTTCCGGTAACTCGCGGCTCCGGCGTGACCATCAGCAAGGTGATGTCCTACGGCAAAAGCACCTCAAGCTCCGGCTCAGAGTGTGTCGTCATGGTCGCGCTGTCGGATGGCACCATGCTTGTCATGGGGAGCGATGTCCCAACAGGAAACGGCGAAACTGCTTGGGACGAAACGGTGTCGGCGTGGGTGGAAGCCTTCCCGTATAATTGGACACTTTCGGATGCGTGTATCCCGTAGGGAGGAAATCATGACGTTGGGTTTAGCCTTTTGGGTACTCATGCTGATTTGGGCCGTCTTCGGTTTGCTGGTTCATTTCGGCTTTGTCGGCGGTGCGTATGCGCTCGGCACGAACACGGTGCTGTTGTTTGTCCTGTTCGCCTTGCTCGGCTGGCAGATATTTGGCCCGCCTTTACATCGGTAGGAGAGTGAAATGCAGCAATCAGGATCCGAAGACCAGCAAGTCAGCCCGTTTGGCTCCGGCTGGGGTGGCGAAAGCGGTTCGACCGGCCTCGCGCCGCAGTGCATAGTGCCGAATGAGACGTCCGATATGGTGAGGCGCTATCACACGCGCCATCAAAACTACCGGCGCTACCACTATCACCATGCGCCCGACTCATGAGGCGATCGCGTTCGCGTTGATTATGCTGACCCAACTGGATGGCAGTCCGGTGTGGGTCGAATCGACTCAAGTGCAGGTCATTAAAATACGCGCCAATGAGTGCGGTCCGACGGCCAAGGCTGTGATCCGGGTGCTGCAGACGACATTGTGCGTGAAGGAAAGTGCCGACCAGGTGCGAGAAAAGATCGAGAGCTCCAATAACAGGGGGAAAAAATGAAGCGATTACTGATTGCCGGCGCGATCGTCGTGCTCGCCTGTTCGGTGGCTGACGCGGCCAAGCGTAAGCATGTGCGGATCTACAAGCCCTCGCCGCCGGCGCCGGCACAACAGCCGGCGACCATCCCGTTGATCGCCGTGCCGCCGGCAGCCGTCGCCTTCGACCTGATACGGCGAACGTCCTGCGATCCGCGCATTGCAGTCAGCACCGGCAAGGGCGATCCAGGCTTTGACCTGGTCAACGGGCCGAAAACAGGCAATTTCCTGATACCGGCGATTTGGGAACGGTGCGCGACAAGGCCGCAACCGAGGTGACATGCACGTCGAGGGGCGGGTTAGTTGGTTCGGCGGTCCGGACGATGAAGGCGTAGCGCCCGACGAAGGGCTGGCCTTTATCTACGACTACGATGAGGCGCCGTACCTGTTTCTCGATGAGCAACCGGAGGGGACAACGGGCCTGGCGCGGCGATTGAACCCTGACATGCCGTATATCGCATGTCGCTGGGATTACGACGAAACTCCGCCGGCTATGCTTTTGTCGAATTTCGCGCTCGTCCGCTCTCCCGAGACCGGGAGAGTCCTACTTGCTTTCCCCGCCGATTGGGGACCTCATGAAGACACCGGTCGCGTTGCCGACATAAGCCCTGCCTTGATGCAGGCGCTCGGCGTAGCAACAGACGACATTATCGAAGTCGCCTTTCCCTTCCGGTTTCAACAAGAGGAGATCATCGTATGACCCCGTTCGAACAAGATCTGCCGACGGATCAGGACCTTGAGGAGGCCGCGGATATGACCACGCCGGTCAATCTGCCAGCGCCGAGCAAGGCGCAAAAGACCTGTTAATTCTCTAACTCGGTCAAAAGCTTAAAGGGATCGTCGATCTCGACGGCTTCCCTGACCTCCGCATCGGCAAACAGGCCGGCGCGCATGGCGCGGCGCCGATAATGCCAGGCCATCATCACAGCGTCGGCGCGATCGGGTGAGCCGCCGAGCCGATGCCGGATCTCGTCTTTGTCTTCGACCTGGATGGTGTCCATCTTCGGACGCCATCGGGCCGCTGTCAGTTCCGCGGTCAGCCGCTCGTCCGGCGGCAAGGCGACATTGTCGCCGCTCGCTGGGTCGAGCGCTTCCCGAAACCGCCAAAGCATTTCCGCCCGCTGATTGGAGAAGCGGAATTTGTCGTCCTTGGTTCGCTCGGCCGACTTGGCGTTGAAAATGCAGGATTCGACCTGGATGCGGTTACTGGCGAGGTGATCGCGAGCCGACCCTCCCCAGCCGCCGGTCATGTCTAGCACGATCAGGGCGCTATCCTGCTGGTGGGCAATGATTTGGCCGGCAAGCTGCTGGCCGTTCTTGGCGTCGACGCCATTCAACACGGTCAATCGGTCGAACCAATTGCCGTAAAGCTTTGCAATACAATGCGGATCGTTCGAACCGCCCCCGCTAATATCAACACCCATGCACAGCATGCGCAGGCCTTCCGGGGCGCCTGGTTTCCAGCGGGCTTGCGCCTGGCGCACCCATTCGGTGGGGATCACCTGCCAGGCGTGGTCTTCGCGACCGGCGAGGAAGTCGCCCTTCCATAGCTTGGAGCGCAGCGGCTCGGGCAGAGATTGGATTTGCGCCTTATAGCTGGGATCGAGGTAGGGGTTATCCTCGAGGTGCGCGGGGATGAAGGTCCGCGTCATCGGCGTGTATTCTTCGGTGCCGACCATCACGACGTCACCGTTCTCACACCAAACGGTATGACCGTCCGGCCCCACAAATGCCCACCGGAGCTCTCCCGGCTGTGCCGGGTTGGAATACATCGGGTCCAGCCAGGGAGCGAACCATTCGATCAGCCATTCACCCTCTCCCCCTATTGGCGGGTTACTGGCGATGATGATTCGTGTGCGCTGGCCCTTTATCGTGGTGCGTTTCCAGGCGGTGACGAAATTCACCTTTTGCGCGGATAGCTGGGCGCCCTCGTCGAAGCCGTAGAAGTCGTGCGGCCGGCCCTGCCAATCCATTTCCTGGCCGGCGCCGCCGATCGCGCCGAATTCGATCACCATGCCGTCCTTCTTGAGGACCATGTCCTGGCCGTTGTAGCCCTCGCGGCCGCCTTTATTGGCAAGCTGCAGGACGCGCTCCTCGACGGCGCGGAGATCCTTGTATTGGGCGCGAAAGATCACCGAGCGTTGGTGCCGGGTGAGTGCAGTGCCGCATAACAGGTCGGTCTTACCGCCGCCGGCGGCGCCGCCGTAGAGCAACAGGTCGGCCCGGCTTTCGTAGGCGACCATCTGCGGAATGTTGCGCGGATCCGGGGACCATAGCGCCGACATTTCCTTTTTGATGATGCGGTCTAGTTCGGCTTTCGCCTTCGGGTCCATCGTCGCCAGCATGGCGCGATAGGGCTCGAGCGGATCTGATTGGCTGGGCTGCATCAAATGCCGAATGCCGTAGCGCGTGGGCCAATGTATTTAGCGAGCGTCTTGATGCCGGCCTGGGCCGCGCTTCGCGCTTTGGGATAGCTGACTTCAAGAATCAGATTGTGGATCTTGACGTAATAATTGGTGTTTTCGGCGCCATGCCGGCCGACCTCAATGCTGAATTGGTCGGGGGTCCGCCAAAGGTTGCGGTTCAAAAGCCGGTAGTCCTGAAAGAGAACGCCATCAACGGTCATGGTTCGGCCGGTTGCCCTGGCCGATGGGTAGCGAGAGATCTCTTTCTCGGTCGTGTATTTCATGAGTCGCCTTATAGCAAAAACCCCCCGCACCGGGCAGTGCGGGGGGGGGTGGGGTTCATCACAAGCTATGTCTTCGGGGAATTGCGACGATTGTTGTCAGCAATTGCCTTGGCAAGCAAGGGAGATTTAACCGGCTTTTCCTTCCTGCGCTGACCGGCCCGCTTCTCAATGCGCTCGTTCATTTTCTTGAGCGCATCGGCATTCGGGTCACGCCTGAACTCATCCGGGATCTTGAGCGGATCCTCCTCGACCTGCTTGCGTGTGACGACCGGCTCGACATAGACCGGCGGGTTGTCCGCGACATGCTGGTCGGCAATCTCCAATGCCTTCGCCATGGCCGGCGACATTTTGCCGACGCGCATGGGGTCACGCGGCTTAAGCAAACGCACCCTACGCTGTTCCAGTTTGTGGATTGCGTTGGTTGCCCGCCGGATCCGTGACAGCCAACGCTTGATGCTGGCGTCGATGTCGGCAAGCTTCTCGTCTCTCGTCTTCATGATCTTTCTCCGTTTGTTGCAGTCAACGGAGCCACCATAGCAAATCGCGATTCCGGATTTTTCGATTCCATTGGAGTCGGCGTTGCAAAAGTGTGCGTCATGCCTGCGCTTGACAGGCAAAAATAATTTTTCTTGACACGATAAACATTGACTCAAACCGAGTCAGTTTTCTTTCTACGATCGTAGAAGTCATTGCGGCCCAAGCTTCGGCCCGACCAAAATTGAGGGCGGCAACGGGTGATCTAGTCCGATGTTGCGCCAGAGGTGCAAACAGCTTGGATGACAATTCACATATTCAGATTTGCGCGGGTGGAATTGCAGCACGGTCTCGTCGTCGCGCCAGAATTGGTCTTTGACCCAGGACATTTCCTGCCAGTTCGGTGGATGCTTGGCGTCGACCGAGACCGATACATGCTCCCATGCGGTTTCGTTGCCATCGTCCGCAATGATGACAAGCTCTCGGTCGCATGGGCCGTTGACCTTGAAGGCGCCGTAACGCATGCCGGCCGGCGACCCCAGCCGGCCACCGAGGAAGCGGCCGCGCTCGACTTTGTCAGTCGGTCGATCACGCACTTATCTTCTCCCCGGTGCCAATGGTTTCGACATATTTGCGCCGCGACTCCGCGATCGCTCCCATCTGAAATTTGTGTCTTAGGATCCGCTTGATGTCGTGCAGGGAATGGCGGGCATCCTTGCCAAGCATATCGGCGCCCCACGTTTCGGTGCTCTCGTACAGAATGAGCCCGACTCTATGGCGGTAGCGCCAAGGCAACGACTGACCATTAACGATCGTGGTTCCGTCGTCGTAGAAGTCAAAGGGAATGCGCCTCATTTCTGGTCTCCGAAACATTTGTCCTGACAGTCCTGGCACAGGCCGCTCAATTTGAATTCGCGTTCGCTCATTAAATCCTCGATCGTCGCCTTCGGGTCCGGGTTCCCGCACATGGGGCAGGCGCCACGTTCCAGGCGTTCGCCGGCGTCAGGCCCGAAGGCAGCTTCGGCAGCAAGCTTGGCGAATGGTGATGTCATTTGCCGGTTCCCCTGTAGTCGGGGTTTGCGTACGGCTTACGCGGATCGAAATTGCCGCACAGTGCTTCAATCGTTGTGATTGACGCATCCACCCTTTTGAGGGCGGCATTCGCCAGTGTGACTGCGGCCTCCAATTCGGTGCGGGCCTTAAGCAGGTCCGTAAAGGTCTGTTCGAGACCTTGGCTTACCTCGGTGGCTCTTTCCTTTGGAACCAATCTGAACCTGGTCATTGTCTTTCTCCGATTAGTTTGTCGATCTCTGCAAAGTCTTGCGGGCTCATGAACCTCTGCCATTTGGTGCGGATGATTCCCCTCGCCTCATCCCAAAACTTTTGAAATTCTGGCTGGGTCATGCTCTCCGGCGATAGCGATTGCGGATCCGGCACGACGGTATTGTCGAGCAAGCGCACGTAGTCGAAGCGGCCGGTCTCGTAGAGAAGCGAAAGCAAGACGCTGCGCACATCATGGTCTGTTGCCTTCGCGATCTTCCCCAGCACCATGAACACAAAGCCGTGATGCTCGGGGTAGCGTGGCGTGTGCACCGAGACCAACGCCTTCTTGTCGGCCCCGAGCTCCGCCATGATCTCCTGTGCCCGCTTGTCGATCGGTACAAGGCATGGCGGCGCCGAGTTGGCAGCGCGGAATAATCCGCGTTGCTTCATTTCGTAATCCATTTGATGCGATCGTCGATCGTCCTCTTGACCTTCTCGTAAATTGCCGGCGCCGCCTTCTCGAGATCCGCCAGCGATTGGTCATTCGCTTTTGTCCAGGCGTCCACCTCCGGCACGGTCTCGCATAACAACACTTGCTCAATCACCTTGCCGCCCCAGGCCGCGGCACTGATACCGGCTGGCCGCTCGATCGCATGCGGGGCTTGCTTCTCGGCCGGCTTGGCTTGCTCCTGTGGCGGCGGTGCTGGTTGCTCGCCGCCATTGCCGGCCGGCCTGGTTTCCTGGCGCCGCTCGGCTGGCCGATAGCGGCCGGCGGCATTGCCATCGTCGTCCTGCAGGGTGGCGATATTGAAAATCATCGACAACAGATAACGTCGACCGTAGGTGACGGCCGAACCGGTGGCGTGGGTCTTGCTCATCACGTCGCCACCCTTGGCGCCTTTGCCCTCCGCCGGCATGGCAATCCGATAGACGCGATTGTGTCCGGCCCGGTGCCCGACGTAGCAGAGCACGACAACGGTGTCGGGCTTGTCGGTTTCCTCGGTGTCGAATGAGACCGAGAATCCATGCTCGACATAGATCGGCCGGATGGCGGCATCGAGCGCGTGATATGTCGCAAACCTGGATTTAGTGTGCGGGTTATCGGCATCCTTGCGCACCGGCTCGATCTTCGTCTGCACCTCATTCATCTGCGCTTCGAAAATGCGAGCCGCGATCCGCTTCTCCTCCTCGCTTTGCATTGCCAGGAGCTCGCGCATCTTGGCGATGTCAATTTTCTTATCGCGGGCGGCCCGCTCGATCAGCGCCAGGGTGGGAGACAGCGCCGGCGGCCGGGGCTCGGCTTTGACCAGGGCTTTAGTCTTCGGCTTTTGCTTCGTCATCGTCGTTCTCCAATTTGATTGTGAGCGCTCCGGCCTTACTGCGCTTCACGATAATGCCGTGACCCCAGCCCTCTTTGGCATCGGATGGCATTAGGTTTTTGATGGCTTTGGCGGACTCGTTGTATTTCTGGAACGCCACGCGATTGCTTAACCATGCGCTGGCGTGAAAGCCCCATTCATTATTGCCGGTCATGTCAACGATACGAGTGAAGACCGGCTTGGGTGGTTTAATGAAGGGGTTTGGAATCGGCTCGCGCAATTCGCGAACGCATTTCATGAACGCTTCGGCTTCGTCTACCAGGTCGTCGACGTATTCGGAGTCGTAGCCGATGAAAAGCGGCTTTGGCTCTTTGGCGCCCTGAATGACCGAGAAGGCGACCTCCTTCACGCCGGCGCAAAACATGGTCCATTGCATCTGCGGCATGTAGCGATCGATAATGGTATCCATGCTTTCAAAGCCGCCGGTGTGCTTGGCTTCGACCGGGACCCCGTCGCGTTTTGCCCAGCCGTCGAGCGTGACGGCCGCCCATTCCACCTTGGGGTGCTGCAGGCTATCGCCGCGGCAATCGATGGTGCCGAGCGCCCGCTCAATCCAATCGAGGTGGAATTTCTCGGTGGCGTTGCCGAGTTGGACGGCGAAATTGTTGCTGTAGTCGGGCGGCTTAAACGATGGATCGCCGGTGAGCTCTAGCCATAGATTGTAAAGATCCTCAGAGCTCCCGCTTACCAGCGTTCCGATCCGGCTCCCTGTCATCTTGCCCTTGCGGGCGATCTCCTGTCTCTCGCTCAGTGCCATAATCTTTCTCCGGTTGCAGGTGGGACAGCGCCACCTCCGCGTAGTAACGGACGTTCTTATTGACAAAGGGCAAGTTGAGGATTGATTGAATGCAGGCCCTAGCCTTGTCGAGGTTCGGCATTGCATTTCCCTTTGGTCTGGTTGACAAAAATGCCCTATGGTCTATTGATAGTCAAGTGTTCGCTTGACAATGGAAGTGTAGAACATGCCCCGCATAAAGCGCGAAAAGCAGGCCGTTAGTCCAGGCCTTAGCAAGATCCGGGAAACCCTTGGCATGCAATCGAAACTAGCCCGTCACCTCGGAGTGACACGGCAGGCTATTTCGGATTGGCCGGTTGTCCCTATCAATCGCCTTGGTGAGGTCGAGGAATTCACAGGCATCGACCGCGCCGATTTGCGCCCTGATATTTTCACCCGTCCGAAAAAGCGGCGCAAAGGCAAACGATCAAGTGCAAGCCACGCGAGTCTTTGAGAAACTACCGCGGGACCATTTTGCCTGTGTGCTCGCGGATCCACCCTGGCGCTTCAAGGTCTGGTCCGACAAAGGCCTGGGCCGGTCGGCCGAGCGCTACTATCCGACGCTAACGCTGAAAGACATTCGCGCCTTCCCCGTTGCCGATCTGTGCAAGCGGGACGCCTTCCTATTCCTATGGGTAACAGGTCCCTTCCTTACGATCGGTGCTCACGTCGACGTGATGATGGCCTGGGGGTTCAAGCCGTCGGGGGTCATGTTCACCTGGGCCAAGCGCACCGAGAACGATCTCGGATGGTTCTACGGGCTTGGCTATAACAGCCGGCACAATGCGGAGTTTTGCCTGGTCGGAAGGCGGGGCTCGCCTGTGCGCAGGTCCAAGTCTGTGGCCGAATTGATTGTCGCGCCGGTCTCGGAGCATTCGCGCAAGCCGATAGAAGCGCATCGGCGCATCGAGGAATTCTGTGCCGGCCCGCGGCTCGAGCTCTTTGCTCGGCGCCGGCCGGCAACACCGAAGTCGAAGGAATGGGTTTGTTTCGGCAACCAATTGGACGGCATATGAGAGTTTTACCCAAATCGACCCAAGCCGACCCAAAGCCACCCGAATTGACCCAAGGGCACTGTCCTGTATGTGGCGGCTCCGGCTGGGACTACGGCGAGCCGTGTTGGAAATGCCTGAAAGACGCCCATATCGAAAACACGATGAGGAAAAACCGATTCCGAAGGAAGGAGAGGATAACAGGAATGGATAAGGCAACTGCGGCAGCGGAGCCAAAGACATGGCCCTGCACCTGCCATCCCGACGATCACCCGCCAGTCCCATGTCCGCAGAAATTTGCGCTCACAGACTGCCGGAAGCATGTGGCGCGGAAACATCTGCGCGAGCTATTCGACGCCGCCCCGTGGCTTGGCGAACAGCAAACTCCAATATCCGGCTGTCTCAATGTAACGTGGCATGATTTATGGGTTATGTCGGACCCATTCGGTTCGCCATGACTGTTTATGGCTAGAACGGAGAGGATAACAGTAATGGCGACGGATTTGCTCGAAAGGCTTAGGGGGTGGGCTGACATGATGAAGGGTCAGCGCCTTCTCGGTTTACCAGACCGCCTCAAGGAAGACCTATGGGATGCGGCGGCTCAGATTGAGAAGGCGGATCGGCTTAACGAACTGTGTCTCGCCAGGATTGATAAACTCACGGACGCTCAGCCGGACACCCAGGAAGCAATAGAAGTAAACAGTTTGGCCGATGCAGTGGAGGCTTACGAAACGCTGCGGTGGCCCGTTAATGGCTAGACTGGCGTAACCACGGAGGGAATTGTGGCGCTGACGAATTGGGCCGACGAGATTCGCAAAGAGGAAAAACTGCTGCTGTGTCGCTTTATCTGGCACACGCGGCCCAAGCGTGAATTGAGCCTCGAAGAAGCCTTAGAGCTTTGTGAGCGAACAGCCGAAGTTGTTGGCCGAGGAAACATTGAAAATCAGCTCGACAAGTTTCAGCCTGACGACGTAGCCTGACCGGAATGCAACGAGGGCGGCCCTTGTGGGACCGCCCTCCGGAGAAAGACCAAACAAAACCGGCAGGTTCAGCCGGAGTCAGGAGGTCAATCGCCCAGCAAACTAAACACCCCACAAAATCTGTCAAGCCACCCCTTTAACCGGCATTTCCGGGAGGAAAAGCCATGCCGATCCACCCTGTTCGCTGGGCTCTCGACCAAAAACTACGACCGCTCGACAAGCTGGTGCTGGTTGCTCTGGCCGACCATGCCATCAAGCCACCGCATGAATGTTTCCCGTCGCTGACCTTTGTAAGCCGGCGCCTGGGGATCTCACGCAGCGAAATCAACCGGACCCTTCGCCGGCTGATCGAAAAAGGTCTTGTCATACGGCAGGAGAGGTCGGGCAGGACGTCGAAGCTGACCCTTGTCACTGCTGACAAGGACCCTTGTCACACTCTGACAAGGGACCCTTGTCTGCTCTCTGACAAGCATGAAACCTTACTTAAACCCACTGAAACCCTAAGAAGGGATCGAATTGAATTCGAAGGAGCAAGGAACCCAAGCCCGGCGTTTGTCGCTTGGGAGAAGACGCGGACCCTATGCCGGCTGCGGAGGCTTTGATGGCAGACTGCAGCAAATGCCGTGCCGCCGAGCCAATGAAGGGACAACGATACTGCCGGCTTTGCCACAACGCCTACATGCGGACCTGGCGCAAGTTGGACGGCCCAGTTGTCGGAGAAGTCTTTCGGGACGAATGACGGGTCGCCGGCCGTCAGCTTGCCTCGGCGGGCGATCTGTTGGCGATCAGTGAGTGCCACCGCGCAACCTCTCGATCTCTTCCTTGTGTTCCTTTATGGCCTCGCGCACCTGCGTGGGTCAAGTGGTCGCAGAAACTTTGGTGAGGGCTACGTCCGAATCTGACGCAGCCATGTGCCCTGTCACCCTTTCACCCCAAGGGTGATATGCGGACGCATCCAGACGAATACACCCAAAAGGTTAGAGCTAGAGGAATTGCAAAGGTTTATCAGCGGCGCGGCAAGCTGACCCCGGAGCCATGCCGGCAATGCGGCGGGGAAAGGTTCGTCGAGAAACATCACCCCAACTATTCAAAGCCGCTCGAGGTCGTATGGCTGTGCCGGCCTTGTCACCGCGCAGAGCATCGCCGCTGAAACCCTGCATTCCGGAATTTCCAAGATCTCGCGCATGCGAAGACGGTATTAGGGTATGGTACTATATGTAGATCGAATCGGCGTTCTACGTCCGTTCACGCTATATGTTGATCTATGTCAACAGAACGGACCGCCTGGCCATTGGGCATGAGCTCGGCCGCTGGGCGTGACCCAATAGGACCCGCCGCCGGCGCACATATCGCATTCCTTGGGTCCCTCAAAATCCATACCGAAAGGGCCATAGTCACTGACCTGACCGGTGCCGTGGCAACAAAAGCACCGCTCCCGCTTCCAGCCGCGTTTGGTGGCCTCCTCCTCGGTCATCGGTAACGGTCTCCGTCATCGCGAGACTTGCCGATTTTGCGCAGGAATTTCTTGACCTGTTTGCCGGTGATGTCTCCGGCAAGCCAGGTCTCGAGCGCAATCGCGATATGGCCGGGAGCTCCCCACGCCATCCAGGTCCAGACGGTTCGCTCATGCACGCCGAATGACGCGGCGATCGCCTTGACTGACAGGCCGAGCGCTGCGACCGCGATCTTGACGTCGTCGGCGCTCATGCCGGTATGCGGCCGCTTACGTTTCATCGGACCACGACAAGGCCGATGTACCAGATCACGAAAGCGACATAGGCGAGCAAGGCCAGCGCGGAAATCGCCATCCAAAGCTTGATGCGGTCTGTTTTCATGTGCCGTCGCGAGGCGGTTCGACGCCCAGGCCTGTGCACCAATCGACCAGGGCTTGCCGGCGCGGACGATAGCGGCCGGTCTCCCACAGGCAAACCAGGCCATCGGTGTAGCCAAGCCGGCGGGCCAATTCGTATTGGCTCAAGCCTTTAGCGATGCGCCTTTCCCGCAATTTCCGGATGATCGGGTCGATCGGCTTTTTGCTTTTGGGGTGTGGCATGCGGTTTATCCTACATGCGAACATGCGCCCGGTCCGGTCGCCCGCAGCGGCGATGGGATTTGGGAAACCGGCCGGGCGCATGATGCAAAACACCGGAAGGAGACCATACAAATCCGGCCGGCGTGATAGGTCCTTGTTAAGTGTGGCCTTGACGCCTGTCAAGGTTAATGGTTCTTTTCCCCAAATTTATACCTCCCCCCTTGCGGAGGTGCCGGCGTGTGTGTCAAGCTTTTGCTTAACGCTACCCTTACAAAGGAGGCCCCATGCGAAAAATCCTGCTGCTCGCGGCGCTGCTCGCCGCCACAACGCTGCCGGCCAAGGGTGTCACGGTCGCGACGGGCACTTTTTTCTCCGATCACTGTACCAATCTGTGCGGCCCGCAAGCCAACGGCTTTGCCACCATCACCGCAACCGATCATGAAAATGGCACCATCGATATTGCGATCGCCTTTCTCAATGGCAACAATTTTGCCAATGGCGGGCAGGACGTCGTCTTTGGTTTCAACCTGGTCGGCAATCCAACGATCACCTACTCCGGCCTATCGGCATCGTTCTCGATTCCCGGTGTGATCCCGGTCAACCAGCAAAACGCCGGGGTTCTTGCCGCCGATGGCTTCGGCAACTTTGAATACGGCATCGAGGGGACATGGAGCGGGGGCAATGGTCCCACCTCTGCGTCGTTCTCAATCAGCGGCGCCGGTCTCACGCTGGCGAGCTTCGCTGAACTGTCAACCACTCCGCCGGGGGATACCTTGGCGTTCATGGTGCTCGACATTTTGAGCGGCACGAATGGCCGCACTGGCTTTGTCGATCTTAGCGGCGGTCCCACGCCTTTCAGTGTTCCGGAAGTGCCAATTCCGGGCGCCGTTTGGTTGTTCGGCACAGGTCTCGTTGGTTTGTACCTGCTGAACAGACGCCGCAAAAACAACGACCCGTCGCCCGATGCGGGACGATCTCAGCGGGCATAACGAAAGGACCTTCTCATGAGGAGAGTTGTCTTTGCTATTGCTGCATTGGTGGCGCTTGCAACGCCACTCAAGGCGGCAACCATCACTAGCTTCGGTGATGATCCGACATCGGCGGCTGGTGCCTTCAATCACTCGTTGGGCGCACTCGTCGGCGCGTTTTCGGATCAATACACCTTCCACCTGACGCAAAACGCGACACTGACCATCGCGTCCGTGACCAACGTCTTTGCGCAAGCCTCTGACTTCATCACCGGCTTTAATGCGTCGGTGATTGCGGGAACGCCGGCAATTCCTGGCGCAACCGTCATCGGGCCGGTCCTTGCCGTACTCGGCTGCGGACCCATCCCGAATTGTCAGGGTATGGCCGGCTCGGCTTTCCTGCTTGCGGGGGATTACTTCCTCAACATAGCGGGCTTTGCCAACGGCACGTCCGGCTACGGCGGCAACCTTGCCACCGTCCCGCCGCCGGTGCCGCTGCCTGCCGCCGTGTGGCTGTTTCTCAGCGGCTTGGCTGCGCTGTTCGGTGTAAGCAATCGCGAAAAGATCCGGGCGTTCTTTACCCGCGGTCGTCTCGCAACCGCTTGAACCATCCAGGCCGGACGGGCGCCCCCGTCCGGCCTTTTTCATTGCGGAGGATTTGCTTGCAGCGCGTTAGAGGCTACCTGTGCAGCGCGACCATCGGAATTTGCTTCACAATCGGCGCCTGCTGGCTCGCGTGTCTCGCATTGACCGCGATACTTGGCCCGCCGCTCGCCATCGCATACTTGCTCGGGATCATCTGATCGAGCCTTTGCGCTGGGTCTTTCTGGTTTCCGTCATCGCGATCGCCACCCTCGCGCCCCAGCCTAAGGCTGCGCCTGCGCCTAAGCTCTTGGCGTCCACGGAGGCGAGCGTCTTGATGCGTGAGCGCTCGGGGCTTGCCGTTCCTGTGCCTAACCCGCGCTCGCCACGGTTTCCGGCCGATGCGCTGGTCTTTGTCGGCTCCGGCGGGCCTGGCCATTGTCTCTGGATGCGCCGGGTGCACGAAAAATTTATCGAACCCGATGCTCGCGTCCGGTTCTCTTGCCTTCGCGTCGTTCTCGACGCCAAGGGCAATGCGATGCGGCAAAAATAACCGGCCCACGTTGAATCGGGCTGCCCGTCCAGGTTTTGTTGAATCGGGCTGCCCGTCCAGGCTTGGGCCGGCCGGCGCCGGTCGGCGCAAAAAAAGCCCGCCGCGGCGGGTGCCGGGCGGGCGGGGGAGTGGCCGGCCGCGATCGCTCGCGGCCGGTTTCGTTAGGTCGTCTGAAATATCAAGGGCCGCGGCCGGACTCGGGTGTCCGGTGGTTTTGCAGGTTGCGGCGCCGGTGCCGGCTTCTGGTAGCGTTTCAGGATCCAGGCATCGTGCTCGGGGCCGATCTTGCCCAGGCTGTTAAGGTCCCGACTCTGTTGCCGGTCGATCATTTCCTCAAGGTGCCGGCCCATGTCCATCGGCTTAATCGCTGGGATAGGTCGCGGCGGGGTTGCGGCCGGCGGGGTTATGAGGTGGCCGGCCAGGGCCACCGCTACGGCCGCCAGGAAAAGGGCGCCGTAGGCGATTGCTTTGCCGTCGATGCTCATGGCGTTGCCCTCGCAAAGGCGGCCGCCTCGCCCAGGGTGGCAAAAGCGCGGTTAGTGTTTCCCACCGAAAACAGGCGCCCGAAGCGCGACATAACCGGCCGAATTGCGTGGCCGTTGATGGTCGCAAGGGTGCTTTGCTTGAAGTGGATTGCAAGGAGTCGGCTGTATTCCTCGGCGCCGACTCTTTCGATCAACCGGCCGCGGGCGGCCGGGTCGTCCCAATCAATAGGCATGGTCTTCGCTCCTTTCGTTGCCGTGCTTAAGCGCACGATCAGGCGGCCGAGCTCCAAAAAGCCGGCCGCCTGGGCTTGCGCTATTTCTCGGTCTTGTCGGCCGCGGCCATCGCCTGGTGAGCCTCGACCAGGCCGACGGCGAGCGGCAGGGTATGGGTGGGCTCCTCGCCGGCCGCCTTGGCGCGGGCTTGCTCATACGCAACCTTGCCCGCAATCCAGCGGTCAAGGTCGGGCAGGGCTTCCGGTGGGACGCCTTCGCGCCATTTGCTCGCCCAGGCTTGCGCCTCGGCGGCCGTGCTGTATTCGGTGAGTCCGCTCCATTTGCAGTGGCCGTTTTCGTCCAGGTACATGGCGCCGCCGAAACGGCAGTAAGTGGAAGACTTCGGCTTGTTCCAGACTTCGCCGGGTCGCTTGGGGTTTGTCGTTTGCGACCAGAATCGGACTCCCTTGCCCGATTTGAATTCCAGCCAATAGCGGATTTTGCAGCGCAGCGTATAGCCATACGGGTAATCCGCGACAACGTACGCGGTCTCCGGTGAGACGTGGCCGGCCAGGATCTCGGCCGGCTCAATAAAGGTGCTCATGGTCTTATCTCCTCTGTTGCCGTGCGAAAGTGCACGAACAAAGCGCCGCGGGGTCCGCAGCGCCTTGGGCTTGCACTAATCATCTTCTGCAAAGTCGTCGCGATCGTCGGCCTCGCAATCCGTTACGGGGTGCGTTTTGCAACCGATCTCGCCGGCGTGGCAGTGGTAGGCGATCGCGGCTCCGCCTGTGACTTCGGCCGGCATGCAAAAGTCAGAGTCTTCGGCATTCGGTGTTAGCCGCGGCTCGGCGCCGTATTTTGCCGGCGCGGTTGCCCAGGTTAGGAACGCAAAGCCGGCCAGCATGAGCGCTCCGATTGTTAGCGGGTTCATGGTGTGGCCTCGCGTTCGACGTCGTCGAGGTCGCGGATTTTGTAGCCGGCCGCGGTCATGATCGCCGCAACCTCCTCAAGCGTGTTCGAATTCCATTCGGTGCCGTCCAAGCATTCTTGGATGGCGAGCATTGCATCATGGTCGGACATCGTTCTTTCTCCTCTGTTGCCGTGCGGTGCACGATCAGGCGGCCGGCTTGTGAAGCCGGCCGCCTGGGCTTGCATCGTTAGGCCGCCTCAAGGACTCGCGTCCATTCGTTGCGGGGGAGCTCAAGCAAGGCGCCGCCCATGCGCTCAAAATCGATTGAGCGGTCATAGTCGGGCGCCGCGTGGGCTTGCGCGGTGACTGCGTTCAGCAATCCCCAGGCGGACAGGTCGCCGCCCTCGATCAGCGAGCGCAGGATCCCGCCCCGCTCGCCGTCGGTGGCGCCGACTTTTTTGGCCAGCACTTCGACGGCCGCCACCGGATCGCCGGCGATCGGCTGGCGCACAAGGCCGGCCATGGCTTCGACGCGGGCAGCAAACGCCACCGAGTCGACCGCATTGCGGACGTGGTCGCGGACCTTGAGCAAGATTGCCCGGTCGTCCGCTTTCCTGGTGTCGTCCTGGTAGAGCGCTTCCGTCTCCTCGATACGGCCGCCGACGTGGTTTGCCCGCAGGCGTCCATCGTTGGCGATCATGCCATTGAGGCAGACCAGGCGATAAACCAGCGGGGAAATGCTGACGGCGCCGTGTCCGGTCTCTGAGTTGGAGATCACGACTCCGGCCTGTACGACGTCGCCCTTTTTTACCTCGCCTTCGGTGCGCGGGGTCAGGGCTTGGATATACATTCGCCGGTCCGTGATTTCGCTCGAAAGGATTCGAACGCCGGGGATGTCTGCCAGGATTGGCAAAACAACCTCTGCAATTTCCTCGTTTTCGATGCGATTGTAGCGGTTTGACAGGAAGGCGCGGGCGTCGCCGCCGAGCGTTCTTATCATCCGCTTTTCGGGGTTCTTGCGGAACCAAGCATTTACGTTTGTCGCCAGCAAATCGGGCGCCTCGGCCTGCATCCGGTCGTAGTATTTGGCCGGAATGTTCAGCCGTGCGCCGATTTGATCGTGCGCGATTGGCAGGATGGGAAAGCTATTCGGGATAGCGGTCCCAGGCTGCGGGATTTCAAGCACGATCGTTTTATCGGCTTGCACTTGCATCGTGGTCGCCGCGGTGTCTGCAATAAAATCCTGTTTCAGGGCTTTATTGCCTTCGATCTTGGCGGCCAATTCTGAAAGGCTTAATCCGGTCTTCATGGTCTAGTCTCCTGTTGCCGTGCGGGATTGCACGAACAAGGCGCCGTGTTGCGGCGCCTTGGGCTTGCAATCGCGAGGATGGCTTAGGCGTCCTGGTAGAGCAGCAAGGTCCCGGCTGGGAATGGTGCGCTGGCCGGCTGTTCGGCAAACCAGGCGCCCACCTTGTCGCGGTAGTCTTCGCTGGTTTCGCCAATGGTTTCGCCCAAAGCCTCGCGTTTGAATAAAAGCGGAATTCCGCGGGCTGCGGCCGCGGCGGCTGCTTCTCCTGGGGTGCCTTTGATAACCAGGGCTATGCGCAGGTCTGTCATGGTCTCTCCGTTTTCGTTGCCGTGCTTGAGTGCACGAAATAGAGCCCCGCGGGGCTCTATGGCTTGCACTTATGGGCATGAGACGGGCTTCGCCCTTATGTCGATGAGGTCCAATTGCTTTGCGTCGTCCCCGAATAGGCCGACGTCGCAAGCCTCCTGGTTGGCCTTAGGCTTTAACGGCGCCTCTGCCAGAATTTGGGCATAGGGCTTGATGCCGAGCGGGGTCATGCCGGGCAGGGCCGGCACTTGCGGGGTTTTCATTCGCTTTCGCCTTTTTCTTCCATGCAAATCATGACTTCGTTAACGCAAGGGCCGTGCGGGTATGTCGCGCAATTGATATGGCCATGGCAGCAGCTAAAGACTTCCTCGCCGGTCTCGACTTCGGTCACGTATTCGGCGCGGTCCTTTGCGGTCCACTTGTATGGGTTGTTCAGTTTCATGGTCTTCTCTCCTGGTTGCCGAGCGTGAATGCTCGAACATGCCGCGCTTTAATTGCCCGCGGCATGGGCTTGCATTCTTGACCATGTGATTAGTGCGGCTACCCGGTAGCGGTGCGCCATAGCGTGGCACTTGCCGCTAAAGTGTGCCGTCGGAAGTCCCCGCTTGAGCCATTGGCGCCGGCGGTTGCCGTAGCGATGGGGCCGAAAAGCAAGCCGAACGTAAGGGGGGGTGCGAAGCCTGTCAAGCCTAGCGCCAGTATTTTGCGCAAATTATTTTAGTGTCAATGAAACCATTGGCTTAGGAGCTCGGCTTGTATGTGTCCGGCCGCGGACCTACTACATATAGGTCAATGCCCAGCGATCGGGGTGCAATGCTTTGATGCGCCTCGGGAAAGCGAATAGTTTTCCCCAGGGCGCAAACGAATCAGCGCAGCATTCGCAAAGGGTGCCTCATGAAACGACTACAGGCGCCGGCATTCCTCGCCGGCCTCGAACGCAAAGCCCGTAAACGCAAGGCGGACCGCGAATACGTGCGCAAAAAGCGCAAAAACAAGCCCCAGCGCAAAGCCGCGGAATACCGCAACGGTCATAAGCCGAAAGTCTCCCCGCCCATGGTCACACAACCGCGGGCATGGCCTCCGGAGGAAAAGGCCCATTGGCAAGCCGCCCTCTGTGAATGGTTGACCGCAGGTAAATCCCTGGTCGCATTCTGCAGCGCATTCCCGCAAGGCCCAGCACGGATGGCCTGGTTTAATTGGTTGCGGGATGATCCGACTTTCGCGGAGTGCTACAGTCGGGCACGTGAAGCCGGCGCCGATGCTCTGGCCGATGATTGCATTGCAATTGCAGACGACGCGGAAGGCGAGGCCGAGCCGGCCGCGGTGAATGCGGCCAAGTTGCGCGTCAATACCCGGCAGTGGATGGCGAGCAAGTTGCGGCCGAAGGTGTACGCGGACCGCGTTGAAACAGTGACAAGCGGCGCCTTGACCGTGCACCACACGATCTCAGACGATGAGCGGGCAAGAGCGCTCGCCACCATCCTGCAGCGGCAGGCGATCGTAAGCGCACAATCCCTGCCCGATGCCCGCAGGTTGATCGAGGCCCAGGCGATCGACGTCACGCCGGCCAAGCCGGTGAGCCCAGCCGCGGCCCAAGCGCAGGACAAGGCTTGATTGGGTCCCCTTTTTGTGGAGGGGGGTGGGGAGGGGGTTTTCAATTCGTTGCCGGGGTAGGCAGCCTCCCTCACCTGCCCAAGGCCCTATATGCAAGGCTGTCAAGCATGCGCTTGTCTCATCATGCGATCGTTCCGCGCTGGGGTCGTGGTCGTGCGATATTTTTCATGTTGGACGATCGCGGGGGGTCTTTGGTGAGGGGTGCGAGTTGGTTACGCAAGCATCGTTTGTGGGTTCGCTGGCAGTGGACGCCGGTAAAAAATAAAAGCTATTCACAGCGCATCAAGCCTACGCTTGACATTGTTTGAGGGTCGGGGTTTGTTTGGTGTTGGCCGGCAACAGGTGAGCCATCGGCCTTGACGGGTGATGGGACCTTAACGGCGTAAGTCTGACGACCAGAAGCCTGAGTTGCCGGCCACCGGTTTTGGAGGGGTGAGTGCTGACCTGGGAAGGCAGACGATCGCGCATCAACAGGGCGAAGCCCGTCTTGGCGCGTCCTGGCGCTAAAATTGCCCCGGTATCCAATCCGGCCCCCTCCACCCTATTGGGAGTTTTGCGATGACTTTGCATCCAGAGACGTTTGGCTATCTCAAGCCTTCCGATGCGCAGGCTGACGACATGGCGACCATGCGGCAGGCGGCCAAGGCCTATGCCGATGCGATTGACGTTCTGGTGCCGGACGGTCCGGACAAGACGTTTATTTTGCGCAAACTTCGCGAGGTTGCCATGTGGGTGAACGTGGCGATCAGCCGGCAGGCGGATGGCGCCCCGCGGACGTGATGCAGCACTTTGATTTTCTCAAAAGCTGGCTGCTGGCGAACTGGCTTCTTGTCGGCAGCGTCTTGTTTGCGGCGGTCGTTCTGCTGGTGCTGTTCTGGTGAGTATGCGGGATTTTCTCAAAGGTCTGTATCAAGAGACGTTTTGCATGGCCGATGGCAATAATGTTTTCGAGCTCCGGCGGACGCGGGACTATTACGGCCGCAGGATCCCGTCGGCCGAGCGCACCGTGGTCGAGGATTGCGGGCATGAGGGTGACAAAGCGCACGTGCACCTGATTGGCTTTGCGACCCAGCGCGAGAACAGCGCCGAATATGAAATGGTGCTGGGCGAGGAAATCGTCCGGCACATTGTTGCGATCTTCCGCCAAGCCGGGGTCAAGCTGTGAGCACGTACCGCAAGAAAACGACGATCGAGGCGGTGCAGTGGTTCAAGCGCGGCGATGCGCCGGCCTGGGCAGGGGAACAGGTGACGGAGCGCATCAACCATTTTTTGATCGCCACCATGGAAGGCGTCATGACCGGCAAGCGCGGCGATTGGATCGCCAAGGGCGCGGCCGGCGAGATCTACGCCATCGACAATGCGATCTTCCTGGCAACCTATGAGAAGGTTGAATGAGCGAGCCATTGAGCAATCGCGAAATGCAATTGTCGAAAGCCTGGAAACAGGCGGCCGAGGACATGAACGCGACAACCAGGGAAGTGGTTTTGGTGACAACCGCCATTCTCGGCGCCGCCATCATCATGGTTGCGCGTGACCGCGATGACGCCATGACAGGCGTCGAGAAATTAAACAATGATCTGAAAAGACAGGTCGAGCGACGATGGCCGATATGAACAGGCCCGGACCGAGCGGGCAATTCCCGCAAGGCAAGCTGCGTCCCGACGATAAAGGCGGGCTCGCGGTCGCCGTCTCACGACGGGGCGATCAGGTGTTTATTGATTTTGGTACGGCGGTCACTTGGCTGGCGCTGCCTGCCAGCGATTGTGAGTCGCTGGCCGTGGTGCTGCTCAAACAGGCCGGCGTCAAAAACGTCATCATCGATGGCAGACAAAGGCTTGCGGAATGAGCGAATTCGAAAAATTGCCGGATGACAAAAAGCTGGGGGACGCGGAAATTTCTGACGAATACCGCGAAAAAATGAACGCCCTGGCACAAGCGCTCGATGCCGTCTTCAACGGCGATCGCCGCGGCAAGGATCGGCTCACCGGCTTTGTGCTGCTGGTGTTCCCGTTCGGCGCGCAAGGCGGCCGCTGCAATTACATTTCCAACGGTGCCGATCGGCGCGACGTCGTCGCCTTCATGAAAGAGCAAATCAAACGCTTCGAAGGCCAGCCCGAAATGGAGGGCCACGCATGAGTCGCGAGGAGCACCTGGAATGGTGCAAGGTCCGGGCGCGTGAATATCTCGACAAGGGCGAGATCGCGAACGGCGTCACCTCAATGCTGTCCGACCTTTCCAAACACCCGGAAACCAGGGGCTTGAGCGAAGCCGGCTTTGCGCAGGTCGGCATGCTCTACATCATGCAACGCGACCTGCCCGGAGCTCGGCGCTTTGTCGAGGGTTTTAGATGAGCAACTTCCCGAAAGTCCTCTTTGTCAAACGCGAGACCGAAGCCAACGGCCCGGATTGGTTTTCCGCAACCGAATACAAGGATGCAACCGTTGAAGTTGGCGAGATCGCCGGCGTCGGCGTCTATACGCTCTCGGAAGTCAAATGCCTCAAAGGTGTGGTCGAGGAAGTCAAACGTGGGAAGCGGAAAAAGAAATGACCACGCCCTACGAAACGGCAACGAGCGGCGAGAATGCGCGGAGCGAAATCACCAAAATCCTGCGCCGCTTCGGCTGCGAATCAATCGGATTCATGGACGATTACGAAGCGCACGAAATCATCCTCGCCTTCACCCACCGCGGCCGTGCCATCCAGTTGCGCGCCTCCGCCAAAGGCTGGGCCGCCATGCACATGAAGGCCAAGCCATACAATTCGCACCGGCGAAGGACCCGCCACGCCTACGAACAGGACGCGCTCCGCCAAGGGCAAATCGCGGTCAATTCCATCCTGCGCGATTGGGTCAAAGGTCAGGTGACGGCAGTCGAAACCGGCGTCCTGTCATTCGAAGCCGTCTTCATGCCCTACATGCTCATGGCCGACGGAAAGCCCCTGGTCGAAAGAATGCTTGAGCAAAATATGCTGCCGGCGCCGAAGGAAGCGCTCCTCGAAAAGACGTGATAAAGACTTGAGCGTTGCAACACCAAACTCCTCAGAGGAGGAAATCCATGGCTGAACAGACACAGGACCGACCGCAGGCTTCCCGCGATACCAGGCCATCCGGCGGCCCGGCAGGGGCAGGACAAAAAGGGGCCAATCCAAGCGCGCAAATGGGAGCGCCAGGATCCCCGACCGGACCGAACGAAACCGAGGAAGGCATCATCAAACAGCCAGCCCCGGAAGGACCGGGAACCGACCAAATCGGCCTTACCGGCGGCGATCCGACCGAACCGCTGCAATCCACCCCGCCGCTCGATGAGCCGGCCGCAGCGCCGGCAAAGGCGAAAAAATAGCGAATTTTTCCGGGGTCCCAATCTCCCGGAAAAAGCCGCCGCCCGGACGATCCATCGCAAACACATTGATCCGGGCGGCGGTCCCCACGCGAGAGGTCAAAATCATGGCAGTGCCGGATAGCCCAGCCGACGTCGCTATCAAAAACCCGGACGTGCTTACGCCAGTGCCGGGCGGCGGACCGGGCATCCCGTCACAGCATATTTTCCTCAGTCAGGGGCCTTGGGATTTCAACGCCCAGGCGCAAACGCCGCCGCCGCTCACCGGCACGGTCCGCGCCAATCACACCAAGCAAAACGAGTCGACGTTTTTGTATCTCAGTTGCACCACGCAAGCCGGCAACGACGCGACCGC